TTGTTGAGTTGGGTTTGTAGCAATGATACCACCCGTGAAACGCATGATTACACGAACATTCTGTGAACCATCGATATCGCTCATGTCGATAACCTTCACTTCGTTGTAATCGCTCAACAATCCTGTTCCAAAGTGCAAATCAGATTTCATACCCAATACACAATCGTAGTCGTTTAGACCTGGACACATTGTAACGGGAATACCTTGGAAGTTCATTGGCTTTTCACCAACATAGAATTGGAAGTTGAAGTTACCCGCAGATAACGCCGCTTGATACGCCTTCATGGTAGATGGACCAACATAGTATTGGTAACCTTCTTTTCCGTACAATGCTGCAGGTGAGTAATTTAATGCTTCTTGCAAACGAGCAACAACATTTGTTCCATCTGTTGCACCCGAGAATGGACGAACGATTGCAGAGTTATCAATCAAATAACCAACCATTCCGTCTTGACCCGCTACGATTGCGGAATCATACCAAAGACTTGATTTCCAAATACCTAATTCGTTTGCTTGTGCAACTTCCGCTGCAGTTTGAGCCAACATAAATTCTTCGAATGTTGCTGGTAATTTCTCAAATGCACTGAAACCCGCTTGTGCTGATTCCCAAGTGGTACGCAAATTGTTTTTACACAACTGCAAGTTCACTTGCTTTTCAACTGTGGTCAACACATATTCACCTAAAGTTACTGAAGATGAATCTGTAAAGTCACAAGATGCGTCAGCAATTACAACTGAATCTTGGTAGTTACGGATAACTTCTTTGAATGCAACATTGGGGTGCAATGTGATAAGTTCTTTTGCCAAGGTTTCACCCGACAACAACGCGGCCGCAATATATTTGTTACCAAAAAGACCCGCGTAGGTATTTGGTGATATTGTTGGGCCACTCAAATTGATTTTGTTTAATTTATTGTTCATTTTAGTGGTTTAGTTAAAAAGTTGATTAAATACACGATCCTTCAAAGTTTCCTCACGCTTGGCACCCAACTTGAAAATCAACTTGGAATCCTTCATGTTTGCCTCTGGGTTGTGCAATGTGTGTGGTGCTGGTTCGTTAGCCAATCTCTCTGTCAATTCTTTGTTCTCGGCACTCAATGCGATTTTCTCGCCTTCCAATGCTGATAAACGGGCTTCAAACTTGGCTTCCAATTCGCTCATCTGTTTGCTAAAATAAGATTCTTCCATTTCGGTTTTGCTTTTAACCACCTTCTTTGCCATTGGCATATCGCCAATTTGCTCTTTCATTGGTTGGTCTTCGGCTTCAACTTCCTCGATGATTTCTTCCTCGGGGGCTTCTTCCTCCTTGGTTGCGATTTCAACGATAGTACCATTTGCATCCACGGTCATTACATTTCCGTTTTCCAATGCAAATTCACCTTCTGGTGTTGGGATGTTACCATCGGGAGTAACGATAAATACCGCTTCACCCACGGCGAAATTGTCTGATTCAAATGTGGCTTGACCATCCTCGGTCTTAACTTGTGCCAAATCAACCACAATCGCTTCCTCGGGCTTTAATCCCAAAGTTGCCAATACGCGGTTTAATGTTTCGGTTGCGTTCATATCTAAAATACTTTAATTGTTTACTTTGTTTGATTTTTGAAATTCGGTAAGGATGTCAATTACCTTGGCTAACTTTTCATCATCGGTTTGAACCTTTGACAATGGCATTGACCTATCCGCAAAATACCCTTCGATGCTGAATCCTTTAACACGACCCGTTTTAACATAGTCGTTCCAAATCTCATCGTTGGTAACCTTTAATGACCCCATCCAAGTTCCAATCGGATCGTTCATACCATAAATGGCCGACTTGTCTTTTTCCATGTCCTCCTTAATCCAAGATTCCACCATGCAAATACCTTGCAACGCCATGTCGTGTTCCAATGTGGCTTTGCCTTGGTTACCCTTCATCAAAAACATTTGCGATGCACGGGATACGGTGTTCTTTGAAAAGTAAACATAAAATTCTTGCATTTCACCATTCATCATTTGTTTGCGATAAATGGGTTTGTCGGGAATAAGAACAGGACCCATCAAGATGCGTTTTTCGGCATCCACTTGGGCAAACTTTATTTCATGTGATTTCAATGCAATGAAATTGGATTCAATGGCGGGGGCTTCCACAATGCTTATTGCATCAATGCCACTTGCCAATTGTTGGTCATCCAATATCAGTTCAACAATTCTCATTATTTCAACTTATCCAAATAAGTGGTGTTAAAAGTCAAATCCCTTTGCAATGGGTAAAAATCATTGCCATCCAAAGTTTTAATTGCTGCTTCTAAATCGGCAACCGCATCTTTTGGAACACCCAACGCTTTTAATTGTGCTTGGAATTTATCGTAACCACTTTTGATTTGAGAATCCAACGATGCCAATTGTGCGGCCATGTCTTTATTCTTTGCGATGTAATCGGGAACCTGTTTTTTCAATGTGTTGATTTGGTCCGCGAATTTGCTTGTCGCATCTTCCAATTTACGGGCGGGGCCAACTAATTTTCCCGCTTGTCCAATCAACTTAATCAAATCTTCCTTTGCACCCATTTGCACTTGGATCAATTCGTTTTTTGATAACTCAACTTTGTTAACGGCGTTTGATGCCATGAATTTATGGAATGATGTTTTCATATTATCTATAAAACTAATTATCCTGGGAATGTTGCATTTGTTTGAATCCGCCTATCCAACGCTTGTTGTGAACTCATGTCCGTTCCAACTGTGTATGCCTTGACGGGCTTTTGATTCTGTTGTGAAAATTGTCGTGCAAGTTGGGCGGATGGGTCTGCACTTCCTCCGATAATTGAAACGCTTGGCCCCATGCTTGGTGCTGACCCCGAATCGGATGCACCTGGGATTTCGGTTTGTGTCATTTTGCGAATGTTTGCCAAACCCGTTGCAATTACCGATGCTGCACCAATGTATCCCAATACACCACCTTGTGCAAGGGCTTTCGTTGCACCCGCATAGGTATCGATAATCGCTTGTGCAATCATCATTGATTTGCCCATTGCAGTGCTTTCTCCGACCAACGATGTTAGGGATGACAATGCCCCACTCACCGCACCAACGATGGCTTCTTGGTTGGCAATCTTCATGTCCCTTGCCTCTTTGTCTTTTTGTGCTGACCATGTTTCAAACTCGTTTGTTTTTACTTTCCTATCCGAATCATATTGGGCTTGTGCCTCGGTTTTTGCGTTTAATACTTCTTGATACGCTGCCGTTCCTTTTCCCAACTGTGATAACTGGGTGTCAAAGTCCGCTTGTCGTTTTGCGTTCAACTCATCCAATTGTCGCATTTCTTCCTCCCGCAATGCTTGTTCCGCTTCCTTGATTGCTTTGAATTTTTCAAACTCGTTTTTAATCAAGTCCGCACGATCCACCGCCGCTTGTTTTTCCGACAACAAACTTTCGTTTGCAATTTCGGCCATTGATATTTTGGTTTCGTTGATTGACTTTTGGATGTCCAAGGCCTCTTTACCCAATGATACTTCGTTGGTTAATGTCTCCGATACCAACCCCGCATACTTTGCCTCAACTCCCGTTAATTCTTGCTTTAATGAAAGTATCTCATTTTGGATTTCCTTGTTGCCTTTATTGACAATTAACAACTTTTGATTTTCAGCAATACGGGCATTGATATTTGCGGTTTCCGCTTTCGCACCTTCGTCTAATGTCTTTTGTAATTCCTTGTTCGCCGCCAATCGTTCCTCGATGGTTTTGTTTTCATCATCACGAATTTGGCGTTGCTTTTCAGCCATTAAATCGTATGTTTCAACAATGCCTTGATATTGGATTTGCAATCTTTCAAGGTTTTGTTTTGCCGCTACAATCGCCGCCGAATTATCAAACGCTTTCCTTGTTGACTTGGCAATTGTCTTAACCGCACTTGTAACCGCACTAACAACCGCATTGACAACCCCTTTGATGTTTTGCATCTTCTTGGCATTTTCCTCCGCCAACTTGATGTTCTGTTTGCTTAGTTCGTCAATCTGTTTGCCTATCTTTTCCGCTTCCTCGGTATCCCCTGTAAACTCGTTCCACGATTTGCGTAATTCCAATACTGCAATTTTGGCGTTGTTCGCCCACTCGGTAAACTTGTTCAACACCTGGTCAATCATGTTTGTTTTGATCCACGATGCACCATCCTTAAACGACTGAACCAACTCATCCCACCATTTCTTTGGGTCTTGAAACGCCTTACCAAACCACATAAACAATGGTTTCAATACTTCAATAACTCCCGTCACCACGCCTTGCATCACAACCATTGCCTGGTTCATCAAATCAACCACGACCTGGTTCTCACTTAATACGGATTTGAATGTATCGAGTACACCCAATAATATACCAAGTCCTAAACCCGTTTTGATTGTGTTACCAATGGCCGACAATGTTTTGCCAAACGACTTTACACCGCCCCCCGCCTTGTTGAAAATACCGCCTAATCCTTTGGCATTCTTTTCGAGTTTGTTAAGTGATTTTTCCGCACCTTTGGTGTCCGCGTTAACCTTAAAATTTATTTCGTCCGCCATGATTTGAATGCTCTTTTATATTGTTTTGCTACTTGTCCCAAAGTCTGGGCATATTGTTTTTTACCTTTGGCAAGTTCCACCGTCTCCGATACCCCATACCATTCTTGGGCTTGTGCTAATTTTATAATGAGTAATATCATTTTTTAAGTATTAAAAAGTTTGATTTTTCAATAATAATGGTGTGTGAACCTCCCGTGTGTGGCTTCCAAACAAATGTCACTTCATCGGTTGGGGATAAATCCAAAATGGTATCAAAATTAATACTGTGATGGTTTGAATCCGTCAACGCATACGCCGTTGTTTGAACGCCATTCACTTGGATTTCAAATTCAAGTTGTTTGTTTCCCGTTTGGCCAAATGCACACATTCCCGTGAACTTATATTGACCACCATCGGTGCATACATATTTTGCCAATGCCAAATTATATGTGATGTTCTGTGTATAACCAATCGCTACTTGTAATTCTTGTGGCACTGGCGCCCACAATGTGGAATCGGTTGCAACGGAAGTTGGCGTGGTCCGATACATTGTGATTTGATTGAATTGCACAATGGCTTGTAAACTTTCCATCTGTTGGGCAATATCACTAACACTATTTTGGTTAAATGTGGTATCCTGGTTGGTGTCCAAATAATCTTGTGTTCCAAACCGATACGAATTCATGATGCCTTTGGCAACGACATAATCGTTAAGGTATGATTTCCCATTTGCATTAACAACCACATCCGTGTAATCGGGCTTTTGACCCGTGGTTGAAAATCCTAAAATATCCACATTTGGATAAGTGATTAATTCAAGGTTTGCAACCTCGGTCAACATGTCGTACTTGACCGACTGCACTTTGTAGTAATTACCACTAATTGCGATGGTATCATTTAATTCAAAGTTCAACCATTCACCCACGGGTATGATTGCAGTCATTTTAACTAACCTTGATTGCGTTGAATACATACGGGATAGGTATTCATGCCAATACATCAAATACATCGTGTTTGTCGGGGCATCTCCACGGGCTGAAAATTCCAAACCAAACGCAACTGAATAACTTGTTTGAATAGTTGGATACGCGGAATACGATGTCATTAATGGCATCACATATTGGTTTACATTGTTGAAATAATATGGATCGCTGATTGATTGTTTGCCTCCGTAATAAAACAATGTTAAATCTTGTTGCACTGGTTTATCATCCTTATCCATAAATCGGGGAATGTTCAATTCTGTATCCCTTATCTTTTGACCATTGGCATTCACCTCGTATAAAACAGATGGGCAAATTACATTAAATGGGCTTTCCAACTGAAACGCATCTGTTGGGTAATCAATTACGGGTGTAAATGAAATTGACCCGTATTCCCGTCTGTTAATGTTTCGATAGTATTCATTTGCAATACATTCCGATTCCTTGTGTGTCATTGACACGATGCTTGGGATTGGCAACTTATCGTGTTCAATATCTTTGGTGTCCGCAAATGGTGACCAATTTCTTAGTGTCCCTCCATTATACCATTGTGGTAAATTTTCCAATGCGATTGTTTTTTCACCCGTTGGGTACAATATGCAATTAAAAGTTTTTATCACGCCATTCACAAAATCTTTAATTTTCATTTGTGGCATAGCATCCTCAAAACGAACGGTGGTATCCGCAATACCTTGTGGTGCATCTAAACAATACAAGAACACACCCGCCGTTGAAACACTTGAAAATGTCAAATACCCAAATGATATTTCATCACCTGGCTTTAATCTTGGACTAAATGTAAACGATGTATTGGTAACTGTTGTTGTGTAGGCCTTGGTTGATACTACTCGACCATTAAGCATATACGCAAAATTGATTGAGTTATACGCACCCGCACCAAATGTCACACCAAATTCCGCACGAAAATCATAATTGCCCAAACGATTGGCGGTGTAAATTCCCGTAGCGGGATTATAGTTTCCCGATGGGTTTGCAATTACATTGTTGTAAATGATTTTATCATAATTTACCGCCCCGTATGTTCTTTGTGTGTATGTAAACCCGTTTCTTTGTGATGTCAATGTGCCTGGTTTGAAATACTCGGGATCGTATAATGGACCCGCCGTTTGCATTGGCAAAATGTATAAATCATCAAACTCGGGTGATTGTAAAAACGAACTTTGTAATGTGTATCCCGCTGCTTCAAATACGGTTTCCATCATTGCCCTTAATCGGATTGCGGGTCGTAAATCATCAATTTCAACGCCCCGTGGATTTCTGATATTCCCATTTATTCCCGTTGCCTTAGAATACCGCCAATTTTGATTGTAATCCGCAATCGGCCACAATACATCACCGCTTAACAATGTCTGATTCCACGATGATAAAATGTTACTATAGTTTACAAAGTGATTGTATGATGACCAATCCACTTGGTTTAATAATGTTTCACCCCATTGGTCTAATATCTTTTTGGTTGTTCCATAAAACACGATATTATACAATTGGGGAATCCCGTCTTTGTACTTGCACCCTATGAACTCCACACGCCCTTCGTAAACGGGTAATGAGTGAATAAGCAATGTGGCATCCTTTCCCAAATTTGGGTTCCACGCACCTAATACCACATTCTCATCAAACCAATCCGAAAAGATTTGGTTGTTGGTGTCTGATGCGGGTATCTGAAACGCCTGGGTGTAATCTGTCCAAACCGTAGATAAATCTTGTAGGTCTTTTAATTGGCGATTCAATTGGATGGTTTCATCATTGAATAAATCCACTGGAATTCCATCAATCTGTAAACTAAAACGAATGTTCATCGTACAATCTTGTTAATTTTCGGTTGGTTGTATTCCAATTGAATCGTGTATTGGATCAACTTTTCGTTTGTCCTTTTCTTGAACTCAAATGCGGTATCGATAACCCGTGTTGACAACACATTATTACCGCTTAAAATCAATACATTGGTTGAATAAAATATCTGTTCAACGATTGGCACATCCGTTTCGGGTATCCAATCCGTGTTTACTGTCATCACCTCCGTACTGTTCTTCAAAAATGGTGTTCCAATCTGTACGCCATAACTCCACGATTGTGCTAAATCCGCTTGTTTGAAAATCGGTTGACTATATTCCTCGTTTGTAACTGCGTATGTTCTGCGTGATACCCCGTTAAAAAGGTACGAATCATAAACCCCATACCGATTGAGGAACAATACATCTTGTTGGCCATACTTATTTTGGCAATCAAACACCACGGGCATCACCACATCATCCCCCGTTTTTACAAATGTGATATTGGCGTTTGTACCCCATACCCCTCCCGCCGTCATTAATTGCTTAATTTCAATTCCTTGGAACGCCTGGTCGGATGTTGTGACCGCGTTTGGTGTCACCGTCGCACTTCCACAAGTAATGGATGTAATCACACTTGCATCAT